GAATGCTCCACAGGCGGCTAACTGTCTTCTAGTTCGTGACTTAAGTATTACTCCACAGGAGAGTGATGTTGTAAGTCGTGATTTAGTTAGACCTTATTTTGGAGCCAGTGAACAGCTTCAAGCAAACACCAGAGTTTCTTGTACTTTCTCTGTTGAGATGGCAGGTGTTGGTGCTGGAATCGATGCTGACCTTGCTCCTAATTATGGAGAGTGTATTGAAGCTTGTGGCTTCACAGGAGAGTCAACAGATGATGCAAAACATTTGTTTATTCCAAACTCCACTGTCGCTACTACAGTCAGTATTCTCTACAACATTGATGGTGTTCAGCACACTGTAAAAGGAGCAAAAGGAAGTTTTTCTATCACTTGTGGTGTTGGTGAAATTCCTACTATCGATTTCACTTTTACTGGAGTTTACATAGCTCCTTCTGACGCAACTGCATTAACTCCTAGTTACAACAAGCAAGCAGATCCAGTGCTGTTTGATAATGGCAATACTACTAACTTCAAGATCTTTGGAGAGACAGGTTTGCAGATGAGCAGCTTCTCATTAGATATTGGTAATGAGGTTGTTTATCGTGAATTGGTTGGTGGTAGCCCTGAAGTGTTGATCACGAATAGAAACATTACTGGTTCTGTAACAGTTGAGGCTGTGAATTTAGCTAGTGGTGGTAGTCAGCAATGGAACCCATTTGCTGCTGCACTTGCAGATGGAACATTGGGTGAGATTAGTTTCACTCATGGAACTACTACTCTTAATAAGGTCACAATTCAATCAGGTCTTGTTGCTAGTCAAACAACTAAAGATCGTTGTGACTTGGGAGCGATTTCTTACGGTGAAGAGGATGGCATTGCAATGTGGGAAGTACCTTACACAATGATTCCTACTACAGCAGGAAATGACGAGTTAAGTCTCATCTTTGAGTAATTAAATCGTCACTTCTAAGCATGGGGGGGTTTATACCCCCCTTTTTTTAGGCTATTGTAATAAGGCATATCATTATTTTTTATGGCATTTATCCGTAGAAAGTCAAAAGCCTATCCTTGGCCTGTTGAAGTTAAGCGTCCTTCAGAAACAAATGCAGGGGAATTTGAGATAGATAAATTTATTATCAAATTCAAAAGATTAACAAAAAAAGAGTTAAATGCTTTTAGTGAAGCAGAAGAAGATAAAGCATTAGAAAAGATTGTTGTTGGTTGGAGTGATATTTCAGAAGAGGATGGAACTGAGATCCCCTTCACCAAATCGAATTTAAAAGATTTCTCAGAGGATGTTGATTTCGTTGCTGGTGTCGTTGAAGCGTTTCAGAAGTTTTATACAACAGGTAAGGAGGGAAACTAAGAGAGGCCGCTATTTACTGGGCTTCTGGCGGCAAACAAGTAGAGGATTTGACTCAAGAAGATGCAAAAGCGTTTGGCATTGAGATACCTAAAAGCCCAGAAGTGAAAGATGAATTTGAAGTATGGGAATGTAATTGGGAAACAGTAAATATGTTTTTATACATGCAGACTCAGTGGGAAGTCTCTATGTCTGGTTATGTTGGCTTAAAATATGAGGTATTATTAATGGCTGGAGGACTATTTGACCTCTACAATATAGAAGACCGCACTGAGGTATTAGAAGGACTTCAAATTATGGAAACTGCGGCACTTAAGGAATTTAGTAAGAAGGAGTCGAAATAATGGCTGGACAAGTTGGAAAACTGACGCTTAAAGCCGTTATTGAGGGCTTTGAAGAAGTACAGGGTTTAGGAAAGGCTTTAAAGCAAGTTCAAGGTATAGCTAATCAATCGGATGCGTCTTTTAAAAATATAACAACAAGGGTAAAGGAGTTTGCTAGGCAAAATGTAAAGACTACTGATTCAATTCGAGGTCAGATTGGTGCTTTTACTCGCTTAAGAGGCAGTGTTGGTGTCGCTTCTAGTTCATATACAACTTTAACAAAAAACATACAGCAGCTAAGGAGAGAACTCGTAGGTTTAGATACAGCAGAGGAAAAGAGAGCAAAGAAACAAAGTCTTAGACAGATGGGTATGTCGGATACAGAAATCCGACGGGCGATGAGGACTGAATCGCAGATATACCAAAGAGCGTTAGGAAAAAATGTTTGGGATCAAACGACGAGATCAGTAAGACAAGGGATTTTAGATCAACGGGTGGCTGATAACCCGATAATACTTGATGGGAAAGTAAGTAGAGATTATATCAACTCGTTTAGAGAGGCGACGACAGAAAACGAAGAGTTTGCTGAATTACAAAATAGAGTGAATTTAAGGTTGCAAACAACCTTAAATAAGAAGCAAGTTAGTTCACAGTTTTCAACTCCAACAGTATTAGGGCCAGAAGACGATAGACGATTTATAAAAAGAACTCCAAGGTATCCAGGTGAATATGGGCCTATTTTTGATCCTACGAATAAAGACATCTTTACCAAGATAATCAGGGGATCTCTTGGCGTGATGGGTGAAGCTTTTCCTGGTAGGAAAGGCGTAGGACTGACAGGTTTCAAACCAGGCTTTACGGCAGATCCAGATGCTAGAGACAATCCTGCTGATTGGATAAAAGACTGGAAAAGGCCAATGGATGTGGCTCGTCAGATTGTTGATAGAAGGATGGGAGGTGGAAAAAGAAGGACAAGTATTCGAGCGCAATGGGGAGAGAATTTAAGAGATTCAGATGATCTTTTTGTCCCAGAAAATGTAAAAAAATGGCAAACGCATACAGATAGATTGCCTGGTTACAGAAAAGGAAGAATTGGAACAGGAACAAAATATGATACTTGGCGTTCTCGTACTGAGGTAGACGCACCAGTTTTTTATAGTGATATAGCGACAGGAGATGTAAGAGCAAGAGGAGGAAGATTAGGAAAAATGGTAGGTGGCCCAAAAGATTTAGGGCCAAGTTATCCTCAAACACCTGCTGGTGATGCTGCCAATATTGCAGCGTTAAATAAGCAATTAGCTAATTTAAAAACTAATAGTGATGGTGCAAAAAAGGTTAGAGAGAAGCTATTAGAAATTGAGAATAGGTCGAGCCGTGAGATGCGTAAGGCTCAAGGTGTCGTGGGAGACTTGACCCGAAAAGAAAATCAAAGAATCAGAGTTCAGGAAAAACTTGCGAAGATACGACAGGAAACTGGTGGTGGGACAGGTTTCTCAGGTAGACAGGGTTATAAGTATCAGACTAGAAAGGATATTGGGGGTGGAAGGTTTGAATATGAAGAGAGACAGGATGCTGGATGGGCAAGACCTCAAGTAAGTAGAGATCCTGTCACTGGTGCGATGATCGCGCCTTCTGCATCGGGTGGTTATGCACCTGGTTCATTCCGTATGCCTGTGCCGACTCAGGTTAGGGAAATTTCTGGTTTATATAATCAGATTGCAAATATTGGGATGTCGAAGATCAATGCAGATATTGATCGAATGGGTAAAAGTTATGAAGAGGTAAGAAAAGATATTCTTGCTGCGTCGAAAGCAGGTAATAAGAGCGTTCAAAGCTTGACTGCTCAAAAAAGTGCTTTTGTTCAATTAAGAGATGGGATGAATCCTGCTAGTAAGGGATTTAAACAACTTACTAAGGATATTCAGAATACAGATAAAGCTTTGATGAGATTAAGTGCAAATAAATTTAGCGGTGCAAATTTAAGAAGAACAGGTCAGTCAATATTAGGTGCTGGTTTTGTTGGTGGGCCTGCTGGATTCTTAGGTGCTGGACTTGGAGCTGGTATTGAAGCTTTAAGACCAGGTGGTGATATGGCTGGTGGTGCGATTACTGGTGGTCTTGTTGCTAGTCAAGTACTGACACCAATTTCTCAGGCGATTGGTGGTGCTACTAATTATGCGTCAGATATTGAGAAAGCTCAGATTGCGTTGCGGGGAATAACTAAAACTTCAGAAAATTATGAAGTTGCACAAAAAGCTATTACAAAAGCAGTTGAAGTTTATAACGTACCGCAAGAAGTAGCGATAAAAGGAATGACAAGATTAAGTGCTGCTGTATTAGGTGCTAATGGAAATATTTATAATGCAGCAGAAGCATTTTTAAATACAACTGTTGCAATTAAGGGTACTGCTGGTAGTGCAGATGATGTTAAGTCTGCGATCACAGCGATGGTTCAAATATATTCAAAAGGGAAGGTAAGTGCAGAAGAATTGAGTGGACAATTGGGCGAGAGATTCCCTGCGGCAGTTACGAAGTTCGCTAAAGCAAATAATATTTCAACTCAACAATTGCAAAAACAATTGAAAGATGGAACAGTAGGATTAGATATGTTAAGTAAGTTTGTAACGAGCTTAGGTGAAGAATATGCACCATTAGCCGAGAAGATTGCAAAGTCAAATGAAGAAGCAGGTGCAAGGTCAAGGATTGCAATGAATAAAATGAAAATTGCAGTTGGTACTGAATTAAAAGATGTTGGGGCGCAATTTCAAATCATTGGTGCAAATTTATTGACTTCATTAGTTCCAGCACTTGCTACTGTTGGCAATATTGGAGCTGATGTTTTTGGTGCTTTAGCTGGAACAATTCAATTTGTTATAGATAATTTCCATGAGTTTGCTTCTGTTGCGGCGGTAGCAGGAGGGGTAATGGCTGGATTAGCAATTCAAGCATTGGCTTTTAAGGCTGCTTTGGAGGGCTGGAATTTGAAACTACTGGTTGGTTGGATATGGAAGAAAGTCCTTGCTTTAAAGGCTTTGACTATTGCACAAATAAAGATGAATATTGCTGCAATGGCTAATCCTTATGTTCTTATTGCTGCTGGTCTTACTGCTACTGCTATTTGGGCATTTAAGGCAGCACAAGCCCATGATCAATTAGTTGCTAGTTTGGAATCTGGTGTAGCGACAGAAGATGACGTAAACAAAGCTTTTGAAGAAAGGCTTAAGCTTCAGAAGGAAATGGTAAGAATAGCGACTAGCAATGCTTTTAAATATAGAGATGAAAAAGAGAGAGCCGCCGCAATTGAAAAATTAAACAAGAAATATGATGAATTAACTAAAGCTATAGAAGCTTATAGAAAAGGTGCTAATGATCCCCATGATTTTAAGAAGTTAAAGAAAGAATTTGAGTCGTTAATGGGAACCGAGAAAGTTATGTCTCAAAAGATGATGGATTTAGAGATTAACTTATTAGACGCAAGGGGAAAAGGTATGAAATTAACAGAACTTAAATTAAAAAGAGATATAGATATATTGAAAATTACAGAAAAAATAGAGGAAAACGAAAAAGCATCTGTAACTCAATTACATGAACAGGCTAAGATCAATAAGCAGTTTGAGATAGATAAGGCGAAGATACTAGAAGTTTCAGATCAGATGTTGTTTAAGATGGGGGATATTACAAAAGAAGAATTAGCAAAAAGAGATGCAGCAAGAGAAGCACTTGTTATATATCATCTACAAGATGAGTTTTTAGAAGGCCAAAAGAGAAGTCTAAAAGAAATTACAGATCTTCTTCTGAAGCAAAAGGAGGCTAATAAATTTGAAGGATTTATGGGTGGTATAGATAAATGGGCTAAAAATATGAAATCTGTTGGAGAACAAGTTGCTGATGCAACAGCAGGAATGTTTGACAGGATGGCTGATTCTTTGACTAACTTTGTGATGACTGGAAAGTTGCAATTCAAAGAATTTGCACGTTCTGTGATTGCGGATTTATCAAAGATAATAATTAAACAAATGATGCTTAATGCCCTTACTGGTTTTAAATCTTGGCTTGGTGGTGGTCAGAAAACAACAACTGTTGCGCAAGTTACTGGAATGGTGGCAGCAAAGGGAGGAGTTTTTGCTCAGAACGGCATAGTCCCTTATGCCAAAGGAGGCATAGTTGACAAGCCTACACTTTTCCCATTTTCACGGGGAATTGGCCTGATGGGTGAAGCTGGCCCTGAGGCCATCGTCCCCCTCAAGCGTGGTAAGGATGGAAAACTTGGAATAGCTGGTGGTGGTGGCAGTACAGTTGTTAATGTTTCAGTTGATGCAAAAGGTACTAAAGTTGAGGGTGACACTCCAACAGCTAGTCAACTTGGTAAATTAATAGGGGTTGCGGTTAAAGCCGAACTTATTAAGGAGCAAAGACCTGGAGGACTTCTTAGTAATTAACTTATGACTTATCCAAGTTTTCCTAGTATTTCTCCTACTTTTGGATTATCAAAAACATCTGCGCCTAATATAAAAACTGTTCAATTTGGAGATGGATATATTCAAAGATTGACGTTTGGTTTGAATCAAAATGCAAAAACTTGGAATCCTGTTTGGGAAAATATTTCTGAAGCTCAAAGTGATGAAATTGAATTGTTTTTAGACGCAAGAGCAGCAAATAATGGACAAGCTTTTACTTGGGCTGCTCCTAACGAACCAAGTACTTCAACAGCGTGGCAAGCTAGTACGGCTTATTCAGTTGGAGACATAAGAAAACCAACTACTAACAATGAAACTGGTTTTTATTATGAGGTGACTGCTGTTTCTGGTTCTTCTCCATACACTAGCGGGTCTAGCGAACCTTCATGGCCTTTAAAAATAGGAACAACTGTCACGGATAATGAAGTTACATGGACGACAGTTAAAGGTTCTAGTCTTTACATTTGTTCAAGTTGGGATAAACAAATAAATTATGCGGGATATGCAACGATTAATGCCACTTTTCAAGAGGTATTTGAACCATAATGGCAGTTTCAGCATGGGTTGCAGGAGCCTCTTATTCAGTAGGTGATATTCGTAGAGCTACGACTGCTCAAGTAACAGGTTTACTGTTTAAGGTTACTTCTGTTTCTGGTTCTTCTCCATACACCAGTGGTTCTTCTGAACCAAGTTGGCCTACAGATATTGGTTCAACTGTTGTAGACAATGAATTGACTTGGACTGCAATTAGTAGCGTTTATGAAGAACTTTCAAAACTAGCTCCAAGCGCAATTATTGAATTATTTGAAATGCACTTGGATACAGATTTACATGGTACAGCCATTAGTTCTCCTATTAGATGGCATAACGGATGCAATGCAGGTGTTACAGGAAATATTACTTGGGCTGGACAACCTTATGTACGGATGCCTTTGGAAGCAACAGGTTTTGAATATAATTCGACTGGTAAATTACCAAGACCAACAATATCTGTTGCTAATTTAGATTTAGCTATTACGGCGTTGTTAGTTGAAGTTAATCGTGTAACACCAGGTAATGATTTACTTGGGGCAGAGATAAGACGTATTCGTACATTAAGACGTTTTCTAGATGGAGAAGCTGCTGCTGATCCTAATGTTCAGTGGCCTATGGAAATTTGGTATATAGATAGAAAAGTTTCAGAAAACAGGGATATTGTTTCATTTGAATTGACCAGTAAACTTGATATGCCTGGTAAAAAGATTCCATGTCGCCAATTAATTGGGAATATCTGTCAATGGAAGTATCGTTCTAGTGAATGTGGTTATACGGGTTCAAATTATTGGGATGTAAATGACAATGCAGAAACATCTTTAGCTAATGATCGTTGTGGAAAAAGAATTGATTCATGTAAATTGCGTTTTGGGGCTGATGCTAATGGTTTACCTTTTGGTTCTTTTCCAGCAGCAGGTAGATCAAGTTGAATTTAACTAAAACAATTAAACAACAAGCTTTAGATCATGCAAATGAAGCGTATCCAAAAGAAGCTGTAGGATTAGTTCATGTTGTTAAAGGTAGGAATAAGTATTACAAATGTAAAAATATAGCTGATACCCCTGATGAACATTTTGTTTTAGATCCTAAAGATTATTTATTAGCTGAACAAAAAGGTGAAATCACAGCCATTATTCATAGTCATCCTAAGACAAGTCCTGAACCAAGTCCTGCTGATCAAATTGCTTGTGAAAAGTCGGGTTTACCTTGGTTTATTGTTAATCCTAAGACTGAAGAATGGAAATCTTTAATCCCTCATGGGTATGAATTACCTTATGTCGGCAGACAATTTTTTCATGGGATTATTGATTGTTATTCTCTTGTAAGAGATTTTTATAAAAGAGAATTTAATATTGAATTATATGATTACACCAGAAGAGATCAGTGGTGGGAGAAAGGTGAAAATATGTATTTAGATAATTTTGCAAAGGAAGGTTTTAAACAAATTGAATTAGGGCAAGTTGGTTACGGTGATTTATTTTTAATGCAATTAGAAAGTCCAGTTCCTAATCATGCAGCTATTTATTTAAATGATGGTATTTTGCTTCATCACGTTCAAGGAAGATTATCTTCTAGAGATGTGTTTGGCGGCTATTATCAAAAGGTGACGGCAAAAATTTTAAAACATGAAAGTCGTTAAGGTTTACGGAGCTTTAAAAAAAAGATTAGGAGGTCAAGGTACTTTTGAACTTGATGTCAATACACCTGCGGAAGCAATTAAAGCTTTAACTGCTAATTTCCAAGGGTTAGATAAGTGGATGGTGGATAGTGAACAGCATGGAGTTGGTTATAAAGTTCAATTAGGGAAAGAAATAATAGGGGAAGAACAAATTGAATCTTTACTTCATCCTTGGAGTGAAAGAGAAGTTTTTTCTATTACTCCAGTTGTTACAGGTGCAGGTCGTGGTTTTACTAATATTTTGATAGGTGCTGCAATGATTGGTCTTGCATATATGACTGCTGGTGCATCTTTAAGTTTTCAAGCTGGTGCAGGGGGGATAGGTTTTGTAGCATCTAGTGCAAAATTTGGTTTAGCTGCTCAACTTGCAAATTTTGGACTCCTTATGGTTTTAGGTGGCATTGCACAAATGCTATCTCCTACTGATGAGTTGGATATGAAAGAAGCAACTCATTTGCAAAATTATAGTTTTAGTGGAATCGTTAATACAAGCCAAGTTGGAACACCTGTTCCAATTGCTTACGGACGGGTCTTTGTTGGCTCTTCGGTCATTAGTTCTGACTTAGAAACTGTTCAAGAGGTTTAAATGAAAGTAATTAGAGGGGCTGGAAGTGGAAGTAAGGGTGGGAGTAATAGAACTCCTACTGAAGCTGATGATTCACTTCAATCAGTTCAATTTGCGAAAGTATTAGATCTGCTTTCGGAAGGGCCAATACAAGGTTTAGATGATGGAAATAAGTCAATTTATCTTGATAAAACTCCTATTCAAGATGCGGCAGGAACAAATAATTTTCAAAATTATACAGTCGTTACCAAGAATGGAACTCAAGACCAAGCTTATATAACAGATAGCGGCACACCAGCAGATCCAGAAGTATTTGATACTGAGATGACAGTTGCTAGAGGTAGTGAAGGTGATGCGAACTATAACGAATGGACAGAAGCTAAAGCCATTGCAGGAGCAGTTGTCAAAACAATCAATATAAATACTACAGATAGAGTTCGTGTAACTTTAAAAATTCCAACTCTTTTAAAACAAGAAGATGATGGAGATATTGTTGGATATGAAGCACGTATTCGTATTGATGTTCAATATCAGGGTGGAGGTTATAGCACAGTTAAGACTGATACTATTTCTGGTAAATCAAGTAATGCGTATTTTAGGGATTATGATATTCCACTTACAGGGAATTTTCCAGTTGATATAAGGTTAGTTAGGCTTCAATTAGATGATGAAAATTCAAAGTTTAAATCTAAAACTTTTTGGTATAAATATTCAGTTATTATTGATGACAAATTTAGGTATCCAAATAGTGCAATAGCTTTTCTTCGTTTTGATAGTCGATCTTTTCAAAATATTCCTCAAAGAAAATATTTAATCCGTGGAATTAAAGTAAAAATTCCAAGTAATGCAACTGTTATTACTTCGACAAGTGGAAGTGTAGGTGAATCACAATTAGGTCGTTTAACGTATAGCGGAATTTGGGATGGTACTTTTCAGGCTGCTACGTGGTGTGCTGATCCTGCTTGGTGTTTATATGATTTATTAATTTCAACTAGATATGGTGCATCTATTCCAGAATCTTCGCTTGATAAATGGGATTTTTACACGATAAGTCAATATACCAATGGTCTTGTGTCTGATATGAAAGGAGGCCAAGAACCTCGTATGCTTTGCAATTTACTTATTAATAGTAGAAGTGATGTTTACGATGTTATTCAACAAATGACCTCTTTATTTAGAGGTATTAGCTATTACAGTGCTGGTAGTATCGTTGTTCGACAAGATGCTCCTCAAGACAGTCAATATCTAATTGGTAATGCAAATGTTATAGATGGATTGTTTGAATATTCAGGAACATCAAAAGAGGCTAGGCATACAAGTTGTGCAATTGCTTGGCAGGATTATGCGGCATTAGGTGAAGTGCAATTTGAATATGTAGAAGATGCAGATGCAATCTCAAAATACGGAATAAAAGAAAAACAAGTTAAAGCTCTTGGTTGTTATTCACAAGGCCAAGCTCATCGGATGGGGAGATGGTTGCTTTTATCGGAACAGGTACTTACTCAAACATGTAGTTTTGCTGTTGGTTATGATTCTGGATTAGTTTTAAGACCAGGAATAGTTGTTGATATTGATGATAGTTTAAGAAGAACAGGTAGAAGGTCAGGCAGGATTGCTTCTGCGACAACAAGTGTAGTTACTGTTGATAATCCTGAAAATTTATCGAATATAAATATTGGTTTAAATGCTCAATTATCTGTTGTACTCCCTACAGGATTAGTAGAAACAAAGCCTATCGCTAATAACGGAATAAATGGAAGAACAATTACTATTACTGGTAGTTTCAGTCAAGCTCCTCTAGCACCGAATTTCTGGATGATAAAAACATCTGATATAGATGTTCAGACTTATCGAATTATTGCTGTAACGGAAGACAAAGAAGCAAATAATTTTGCTATTACTGCTCTTCAATATAATTCGAGTATTTACAATACGGTTGATACTGGTGAAGATATTGTTTTAAAAAATGTAAGTAATTTAGGGGCTGCTCCTGCTCCAGTTACAAACCCAAGAGGAGAACAGTTCTTATATTCAGAGGGTCAAGGTGTCTTTGTTGGTTTTGATTTTGATTTTCAACATAATGGGATAAATGTTTCTGAATATAGAGTTAGTTATCGAATAGATAATGATAATTGGCAAATAATAACAACTGCTACTCCTTCGGTAACAATTAGAAACGTAAGACAAGGTACAATCTATATACAAGTTCAAGCTTATAGTTCGTTAAATAAAGGAAGTCAAATAACTCTTTTTCAAAGAGCATTAGCTGGTAAAACTGCAGCTCCAGTAGACCCTACAGGGTTTTCAATGGTTCCGACAAATGGCCTTGCTCGACTTAGTTGGAATCAATCGCCTGATCTTGATGTGACTGTTGGAGGATTAGTAAGAATTAGACATTCTCCTAATTTGTCTAATGTTACTTGGGCAACTGCTACTAGTATTCATAGTGATTTAACAGGAACAGCTAAAGAAGCTTATGTAACCTTAAAATCAGGTACTTATTTAATTAAATTTGTTGATGCAACTGGTATAGAAAGTGTTGGATATGCTCTTAGTGAATTTACAAAGCCTGATTTATCTGATCTACAAAAACTCACATTGCAGCAAGAAGACAGTGGTTTTACAGGAAATAAAACTAATTTAACTGTAACCAGTAGTGAATTATTAATGGCTGCTGATGGTGGTAGTTCGGGAGGAAATGCAACTTTACATACGTCAGGTACATATAAATTTGCAAATAATCCAATAGATTTAGGTGGTGTTTTTTCAGTTCAACTTGATACGACTTTAAGAGCAAGATCGTTTTTCCCTTACAACCCGTTTGTAGATACTTGGACTGATTGGGATGAAATTGCAAGTGTTGATGGAACAGCCCCTTCGAATTGTGATGTCAAATTATATGTAAGAACAACACAAGTCACAAGTCCTTCAGAAGATGACTGGTCGAGCTGGAGAATTTATAATAATGCTGAAATTCTTTGTAGAAAATATGAATTAAAAGCTGAGTTCTCTACTGGTGGAAACTTAGAGCAGATAGCTGTCGATCAATTAAGAGTACAACCGATGATGGGCAAAAGAACTGAGACTGGTTCGGGTACGACTTCAAATAGTGGAGACTTAACTGTAAGTTTTGGAACTGGGAATAATTTCGCTGCAACACCAAGTATAGGAATTAGTTTTAGTGCTACAACTACAGGAGATTATTATACGATTGCATCATCAAGTAAGACTAATTTTACTGTTTCGATCTACAATTCAAATGCACAACGACAAGCAAGAGCCTTTACTTGGACTGCTGTTGGTTATGGAAAGGGTTAATTAATGGCACAAGTACCGTCTGGTCAGTATCCAGTTGACAACTCGACAGGAGCAAATGTCCGAGCGCATTTAAACAATAACCTAACTGATCTTCATACAACTTCTTCTGGATCTACTCCTCCCGTTTTACCTTCTGGTACGGAGATAGGTAAGTTATGGGTTAATACAAGTACAACTCCTGATACTTTATGTATAAGAACTAGTGATGGTAATGCAGCTTCTGATTACACGACACTTGGAAATATTGCTGCTAATTTTGGTCATGCAACTTTAGCAAGTCCTACATTCACAGGTAATGTAGGCTTTCCAGCAGGAGGCAATACAAATCTTCCTATAAGAAATGCAGGTGATACAGATACAGGAATTTATTTTGGGGCTACTAATCAATTAGACATTCGTGCAGGTAATATAGATGTTCATAGTTTTACTTCTACTGCCAGCTTACCCAAGCTTCAATTAAGACTGACAAATGGTACTAATACTGCGCCTTCTCTAAGTTTTGCTACGGAAACAAATACAGGATTATTCAGAAAAGATGCTAATCAATTAGGAATCACAATAGGCGGTACTGAAATAGGATATTGGGCAGGCAATGGATTGCAGATTAATACTCAGAAAGCATTAATTCTTCAAGATGGTGGATCTGGAAGTACTGTCTCTGTTCGTGCCAATTCAAGTATTTCGTCAAGTTTTACCTTAACTCTGCCTAATACGGATGGTAATGCAAACGATATTTTGAAGTCTGACGGTTCGGGGGGATTATCATTTGTTGCTATTTCAAGCTTAATCACGGATATTAGTGGTGCTGAAGTTACTACTTATACATCTAGTGCAACATTCACCCCTGCGACTGGCAGAACAGGATTCTTATTTATTCTGATCGGCGGAGGCGGTTCTAGTGGTGGAGGTAGAGCAAATAATGATGATGTTGCTAAACCTGCAAGATCAGGGCAGGGTGGAACTGGTGCTACAGCGTTGAAATTCTATAACGCTTCGGAATTAGGAAACAATGCTTCGGTTACAGTTGGGGCTGGAGGAGCAGCTTCTACTGGTAATGGCAATGCAGGAGGAGGAAGTTCTGTGAATCCACAAGGTTCAGGGACAACTTGTACTGCTGGAGGTGGAGGAGGTTCGGCTTACGCAGGTCAAAACGTAAATACAGCAGGTGGAGCCGCTGGAAATTGTAGCAACCACCTACTTGGCTGGCATGGAACAATTGGTCTGGCTGGGAATGTTTCAGGTTACGCTGGGCCGAATCCTCCAGAATTTACAGCCTATGATTATGGAAAAGGTGGAGCAGGAAAAGATCATCCAGATGCAGCTAATTCAGCAGGAAATGCAGGAGGAGCAGGATTTGTAGTTGTCTTCCAGTGGTAATTCGGAATCCTTTTCCTTCTGAAATAGTAAATCAAATAAAGGAAATAATTGAACCTTATTTAAATGAGATAAAAGAAAACTCTGACGCTAAACATATTTCAGATTGGGAAAATAATATATCTAAAGATAGTCTTTTTTCAGTTATAGATTTTGATGTCCCAAAATGTAAAAGTAAAAACTTATCAAGGGTTTCCGTAGATAAACCTGCAAAAGCAATAGAAAAAATAATAAAGAGTTTGTTTCCCGACTTGCATGTTGCGTGTAGTGGAACTTTTTATTATCCCAACACTGGTTATATGAGTTGGCATACGAATCACAATCACCCAACTGATCGTCTCTATATAACTTATGCTTCTGATCAAGAAAAATCTTTTTTTAGGTATTACAAAGACGGAAAAATTGTTACTGACTATGATGATAAGGGCATTACGATCAGACGTTTTACTGCTACAGGTACTAAGCCATATTTTTGGCATTGTGTAGGAAGTCAGTGTGATCGAGTTAGTATTGGGTTTCAACTAGCTAAACTTGAAGTAAACAATTTTCGACCTATGGCTCGTTACGCAATTATTGAAGACGAAAAAGTGACCAGTGTTGTTGAATGGAATGGTGATGTCAATGTATGGTCGCCACCTGAAGGATCAACAGCAGTAGTAGCTGGTGATTCTGTAGGAGTTGGGGATATTTATAAAGACAATACTTTTACAGCAACAACTGTTTCTAGTATTGGTGTTGATGCAAAATGGATTGCTTTAAGAAAAACTCGCAATGATTTATTGACAGAAACAGATTGGTGGGGAGTATCAGATAGGATTATGACAGATGCTCAAAAAAAATACAGACAAGATTTAAGAGATTTGCCTAGCACAACATCTGACCCTGAAGATACTATTTGGCCTAATAAACCTGCATAAGCTTGATATACTTAAAAGATAAGCAAAGATTCCTATGGCGATAGCACCTGGAACGTATGACATGACGATCCAACGAAGATCGGATCACAGCGTGTCTGTCACTTTAAAAGACTCAAATAATGCTGCTGTAAATCTTACGGGGTATTCAATCGCAAGTCAGATTTGGGATTCTGGACGTACCACTAAGGCTGCTGATGCTACTTGTGCAATTACAAGTGCAGCTAATGGGACATGGACTTGGACACTTACAGATACTCAAACAACTACGTTTACTGCTGATGAATATAAATATGATGTGTTATTAACTAATGGTTCAGGACTGAAAGAATACTGGATTGAAGGTACTATTTATATGGATGAAGGATACACTGCATGACTAGCGTAAACATTACAACCAATAAAAATACCGTAACTGTTAATGAGGACAACAGTTCAATCATTACGGTGGCAACTCAGGGTCCACAAGGTGCTAGTGCTGCTGACGAAATAAATGTAGATAGTGCTGTTAATAGATCTATCGTTTATTATGACAGTACATCGTCAAGTCTCAAGGCTGACGCAACTTGGACTACTAACACACTTACAGACGGAGGCAACTTCTAGTGGCTAACACGATCAGAATAAAAAGAAGCACTGGAAGTTCGGCTCCTGGTTCTCTCGCTAACGCAGAATTAGCCTACGCAGAAGGCAGTAATGTTCTGTATTACGGAACGGGTACGGGTGGTGCTGGAGGTACTGCAACATCTATTGAAGCAATTGGTGGTGATGGGTACTACTCAACACTTACTACTGCTCAAACGATTTCAGGAAACAAGACATATACAGGAACCTTAGATTTTAGTGGAGCAACTGTTCAAAGTTTTACTTGCGCTCAAAACCTAGTAGTCAGTGGAAACTTAACGGTTTCTGGAACCACAACTACCGTTTCATCTACTACCGTTACTGTTGCTGATAAGAACTTAGAACTTGCTAAGGGTGCTGCTAATGATGCTGCTGCTGATGGTGGTGGCCTCACGTTGGACTCAGGAGACGGAGACAAAACATGGAACTGGGTTAATTCAACAGATGCTTGGACATCTTCTGAGCATATTGATCTTGCTTCAAGTAAAGCTTTCTATATCAATGGAACGTCTGTTTTAAGCAGTACAACTCTCGGTTCCAACATTGTTAACTCTAGCCTGACCTCATTAGGCACAATCGGAACTGGTGTTTGGGCTGCGACTGATGTTGCCGTAGCTCATGGTGGAACGGGAGCAAGCACAGCCGCTAACGCTCGAACAAATTTAGGTCTTGTTATTGGAACTAATGTTCAAGCTTACGATGCAGATTTAGCCGCAATAGCAGGTTTAACAAGTGCAGCTAATAAACTTCCTTACTTTACTGGTTCAGGATCGGCTGCTGTTACTGATTTTAGTGCTTATGGTCGGACGTTAGTAGATGATGCTGACGCAGCAGCAGCTAGGACAACACTAGGACTTGGTTCAATGGCAACTCAAGCTCATACATCAGTTAATATTGACGGAGGAACAATTGACGGTATCACCTTAGATGGAGGTACATATTAAACAACCATCAACTAGGAGGTACTTCTAATGGCTAACACAATTAAGTTAAAGAGGGGAACTAGCACTCCATCAACGAGTGACATAGCTAGTGGCGAAGTTGCGATC